AAATACGAGCATTGACTGCTGACATTACTTTCAATGTCCTTTCCAAAATAGCAAGTGTAGTTCCCACTGGAGAGTTAGCTGACATATCTCCTACTTTCATATCCGCTGCTGAAGCAAAGCGTCTACCCTCTTCAATAATCTTATCCATTAAAGCTGCAAGCACTTGACTTGGCTCTTTATATGGTAACGGCATTAAGTTATCACGTAGTGTTCCTGAAGGAGCATCTACATCTCTCCACTCTGCGGGGCCAATTGGGGTATCATCACCCTTGATTCGTAAACCTCTAGCTTTAAATCCGCCGGGTAAGTTTGATAGTGTACCTGCATCAACTAACTGACGAAGTAACATAGTTCCTGATTTAGCAAAGCCACCAATTAAATGAATTAAACCAAAGCAATAGAAACCAAATCCTGGGATGTACCCGTAATGAACAAAATGCTCACGACGTTTTTGTTTTTCATCAAATTGATTCCAATTACGTCTAACAGATAAAATTTCAGTTGTACCTTTATCAATTGTAACTATATAAGGTAAAGCTATTCCTGTTTTATCACCATCATCTTCATGTTCATAACCTTCTAAGTCAAGGTCAACATTCATTTCTAATATTTTATATCGGTCATCATTGGTGGCATCAAAGCCCATTTGTTCTGCTATTTTTTTCTCTACTTCGTCTAAGTCATAGTTTGCTTCCCCAAGTTCTATGTCTCGGTAAAAGCCCATTTGTTGTAAGTTGTGTACTTCTTGTTCTGTCTTACGCATGACATGAGTAATACGTTCTGCTGTTTCTAGATTAGATGCGCCATATGGTACAACCATATCTTCAGCTGGTACAAAAATAGAAACTTGTCTTTCTAGTGCTGGGTCGTAGTAAACTTTTTTAAATGCGTTACCTGCTAATCCTAAACCCCATAACATTCTTTCATGCTCAGGTCTATACTCAGGCATTTTATCCATAAGCTGGTAGTTCATGTTTTCTTGAACACGTTGAGACGCTTCAATATTATCTGGAGTTTCTTTACCAACAATAGATGTTTTTACTGGACCTGCAGCAGGGAAAGTTTCCATCATTGTTTCTGCTTGGAATTTAACAAGTGCTTCGGAGAGTAGTGGATGGTAGACAGCGCATGCGCCTTCCCACGGTTCGGACCTTTCTTCTATTTTAAGTCCTAAAAGTTCTAAGCCGTCAACATAAGTTTCTAGCCAGTCTTTTCTAGAGTTAACATCATTACTAAAGTCTTCTAGTAAGTCAGACGATAGAGTAGCCATGTATTTTTCATCAAGCTCTTCAGCTAAGTTTTTGCTAAACTCTTCATCTTCCATTGCATCAGGGTCAATAACAATTTTAGTATCCCCTATGCCAATAGTAACTTTTTCAGGGTCTTCTATTTCAATTTCAATAGCTTGTTCTTCAACAGCTGCTTCGTCTATTCCAACCGGAGCCTCATATAATCCTTTATCTACGTCTGCCATAATTTTATCCCTTAGCTCTTTTTTTTGCTGCTTGTGATAAGTCTTTAAAGTGTACTAATTTTTTTGATGTTTTGGTGTGAGCTTTATTTGTGTGTAGTGTGCCGTCTGACATCTTATGAGTTGAGCCCATATGTTCTTTCCCGTCTTTGGTATAATGTTTAACGCCCTTCATTATTTACTCCTAATTTTATAATGCATATAACCTTTTAGTATTACGTCCTTTGAACATCTGTATATCATCTTCTTCATCATTAGGCAAGCGAATAAATCCACCCTGCCTAAACCTAGCTAAAGCTAGAGTTGTGGAGTCAACTAAGTCATCATTAGCTCCACTAGGAAAATCATTACACTCCTCTATTACTTCATGTGCCCATCGTCTATCGGGAGCCCATACTACACCCCCGCTAAACAAATCAGATACTGCATTTACCCGACTTATTTTGTCTTGGCCTTTCCCTGGAGTGAACTCACCCACTGGAATCCCCATTCTTCTAAATTCTTGGTAAAGCGCTGCACCATTAGATTTTTTCTCTACAATAAAGGCATCAGGTTCCCAGTCTTGATACTCTTCTAGACATAACTTCTTTAACTCAGGAAATTCTAACCGTCTTTTTATTGAGTTTAACAGTATTATATTATAATTATTGACTTCTTCGTTAAAAAATACACCCCACGTAGTTAACGCATTGAAATCGGCTCTAGTATGTGCTTCTTGAGCAGCATCTAAAGACATTATTGTAAATTCACAGTGTGGTGGGTCCTCTTCTTCCCATATATTCCACCATTCTCTCTTAATAAGAGCTCCTTCTTCTGAGGTAGGATTCTGTAAGTACTGCGCGTTCCAATATCGTACATCTAATGAAGCTCGTTTAGATATTAATTCTTCTATCGGCCAGAACTCAGGCCACAAGGCCGCTTCTTCGCCATTAGAATCTTCTATTATCGCTGGAAACTCAACAACTTCCCAGTCATCTACGTCATCATTCTTAACCATTTGGTTAATTATCTGTCCGGTCAAGTCTAGTTTAGACCATCGTGTCATTACTACTATGATTGCGCCACCTGGCATCAACCTTTGTATAGGCCCTGACTGAAACCATTCCCATGCTGGTAGAAAAACTTCTGGTTTTCCTAGTTTAGCGTCTTGCTCTGAGTGAGGGTCGTCAATTATAAATAAGTCAGCGCCCCTACCAGCCAAAGCACCACCGACACCAATAGCAAAATACTCACCATTATAAGAAGTTCCCCAACGGGAAGCAGATTTTGAATCAGCCTGCAGGGTAACATCTGGAAATATTTCTTTATAGGAATCTGAACCCACGAGATTCCGGACTCTACGCCCGAAATTAACTGCGAGGTCAGCTGTGTGAGATGCCATAATAACTTTCTTATGCGGATACTTGCCCAAGAACCAAGCTGGTGCCAGATACGAAATAAGTTCTGACTTGCCGTGTCTAGGTGCGATGTTAACAATGACCCTTTTTTTAACTCCGTTAGCAATCTCTTCAAATATTCTAGCCAGCTTTGCATGGTGTGCTCCTACCTTATATCCTGAATATACATGGTCAATAAAATCTAAAAAATTCTCTTGTCTGTTTTGAAGCTGTGTCTTTGACTCTAACGCTTCTAACATCTTTAGCAGTTCTTGTTGTTCTGCTTTAGGTATATTACTTATGTTATCTAGCGCAAGTTGAAGTTGCTTTGGGTCAATACCTTTTATCTGTTGAACCATTAGTCTGTATCTTTCAAATCGTCTTCGGTAATAACACCCATCTCTTCGTCAACATCTAATATAGTCTTTTCAGTTCCTAGTATTTTAAATAACTTAGATTTAATCTTAGCCTCTAACTCTTCGGAAGTTGAATCTTTAGTCAACACTATTGTTTTATCTGTAAACAAACCTACGTCAGATATTTTACCTAGCAACTCTAATGCTTTTAATCTATGTCGTGGGTCAGCAAGACCTGTATCTTCTATTAATTTATTGGTAACAAACCGTCTTAGTTGTACAGCTTCCTGCACTACTAAATGGTCATAGTCACTGAGCATTGCATATAAGTGTTGTACTGTTGCGGGTGTAGATAATGATTTGTTTACACCTGAGACTGCACTTTTTTCATCGTTGGGATTAGTAAAAGCATTAAATAATTCTTCAGCTTCTACTTTTTCTTGTGAGCTAACCGGTATTTCGGCACCTGCATCTGCTAAAACTTTAGCTGTAGCTGTAGCTACTTTAACTTTTTTCTTAAAAGTCTTAGGTTCTTCTGGTTCAAATGTATCAGGCAACGGTTTATCCGTGTCCGGTATTATTGTTAAGGGCATAATGTGTCCTTTGGGTTTGCGTATTTAATACGTTCTAAGCAATATAGCTGAAATGTTTAAATAATTCAAGCATTTATTTAACTTAATATATAGCTAACCAGCCAGGCTGCAAACAAAAGCGAAAAGGTTATTATTAAATGATAGTATTCTTTCATACTAGTATTATATAACACTGCGCGTTACATAGTAGTAATGCTTCTCATTAGCGTTTTCCTAGATTTTATATAAAAATTTTTTACAACTGCCTATTTATTAAGCACCGGGGGGGTATCTAGATTGCGATTTTCCCTCAAATAACTGATGATTTGTGCTGATTACAATGTATAGAGTAGCTCAGGAGTTTATCTAAAAAAGGGTAAATATCCCCCCCGTGAGGGTAGTTTTTCTCAGCCTAGCCAGCTGTAACCTATTGATTACAAAGGGTTATTTGATAGGACTTGACAAAGTCTAGTATATAGTAGATAATGGTTACATCAATTGGCAATCAGCCACTTGTATTGTTATATATTATATAACGATTAACCGAACAAATTCCTAGCAATAGGATATTGTTCACACTACAAAAGGATTTATATTATGAGTAACTTAAATAAAATGCAACAACAACAAGCATCAGGAATGACACCAGCTGAAAGCATTAAAGCTAACTTGAAAGCTAATACATTGGCACAGCATGAAAGCTTGAAAGCTAACCAAAAGAAAGCTAAAGAGCCTATTGTTTTACTGGGTGACAAAGTTAACTTAGCATTGCAGAATTCAGCTAATGAATTAGGTAAGGCTGAGCAACATGGTACTTCTGCTAGTATTTGCATTAGAGATTCAATTGGTTATGCTGAACCTGTATTTGAAAAGTTTGACTACGCTGAATGGACTCAAGCCATTAAGAATATGAATGCTACGTTAGTTAAATCTTTTGATGTTACTACTAGCACAGCGGACGATATTCTTACTAAGAATCTTATTAAAGCATTACCTTTTGATAAACCTAAAAAGGTGGGCAAGGATTCTGAACGCATGAGAAACAAAAGAGAAGCTGAGAAAAAATTCGCCCACATGGGGATTGCTGAGCTTAAAGCACTCATGACAAAAACAGACGTTATTGAAACTATGAAAACTTTGATATCTGTTATTGCTCAGAAAGAAAAATCTTCTGTTAAAGATTCTGAAAAGGTTGCTAAGGAATTCATTAAGCAACAAAAATTAGTTATCTCAGAATTTACAAAAGATGCTTCTCAGGAACAATTGGTTGGAATGGTGCAATACATTCAGACCATTAAAAACTAACCGAACAAATTCCTAGCAATAGGATATTGTTCACATTAAAAAGCTAGGGCTAACCCCCTAGCTTTTTTTTCGCTCTCATTTTATGACCTTCAAATACAATTTTGAAGGTAGTTTCAAGTCCCTGAGTCCTTGAGTCCCTGACGACAGTCTGTCGCCAATCGAG